GTATTGAAGTAGCAAGAAGTAATAAAAATACTTTCATTTGTTTTTTTTGTGGTGGGAACAATTTTGTTCCCTGTACTATTATTATAAACAATAAAAAAGACTACTAGTGTAATACAGTAGTCTTACTGTAACAATTATTTACAATTAAAAAACTAATGACTACAATTATGTTTTATATAGTCGATACAACTATCGTGTAGTCTTGGATTATGTTTTATTAATTCCATTACACTATTACTTCTTATAGTAAATTCATTTTCTAATCTATCTTCTAATATTTTTGTCTTACTTCTTATTTCATCACACGCATATTGTATTTCATTTGCTGAACTTCTTAATTTTTTCCAATACTCTAAATTTCTCAAAAGAATATTAATAGATTCATCATTATGCTTAAATATTTCTTCTTTATCTATCTTTATACATTTTGATATTGTTTCTGTGTTTCTTCTTGCTGCTGATTCTTGCAAAATTATGTCGGCTTCAAATCTATCTATTTGAATAATTTTTTTATTCATTTTCTTATGTGTATAAACATAAATTCTATTTTCATCAAAAATCTTTTCGGGTTTATCGTGGTAGGCAACATATCCAAATTCATCATAAGGAAATAATAAATTAATATCTTTATTTATTTCTTCTAATAATTTCTTATTGATAATCTTTCCATCATTTTTAATTAATGTTTGATAGATAGAATTTTTTAATCTTAATCTAGTTGAATAAGATTCTATTTCATAGCAACAAATATTAAAAACATTTATTTTCTGTTTTTCTTTTCTTATTTGTTCCTTTTGTTTTTTATGTTCCTGGATATAGTCAACATAAGGACTAGAAATTAAGTTTGACATGATTTTTTTTAGTAGGGTTTGAAAAATGTTTTTCCCCACTAGAATATTAAACTAATAATTATTTATTGTCAATATAATTTTATCAATTAACTTGTAAATTCTAAAATTATACTTAATATTACTTTTATCTAACCTAATTAGTTTTAATAATGAAGTTAGAATAAATAGTAGTTCATTTGTACTAAATGATATAGTAATTTTATTGCTATCACTGAATTTATTAACAATTTTGGACATTTTTTGTAAAAAATAAACGATATTTTCAACTTAACGTAAGTTCTATTAAAGGGCAATTAAAGGCCAAAATATGAAAATGAAAATTTTTTTGTTTGCAAAAATGAAAAATCTCTTGTAATATAGTAATGGTAATAGTAATTTCAACTAACCAAAATGAAAAAAACTGAGAAT